TATGCTTTGTTCAAGTTTTGAATAATTGAGAGAATCCATGGAGACACCTACAGACTCAAACAAAGAAAAAGATAAACAATAACAAATGCATTTATAAATCTTTTCAAGCAATGGGGATCTTTGTATATTTTTCCATGCTGTCAATAGTCCTCGAGCTTGCTTGAGAACATCATTTGATTGAATTTCCACTTCATCATCTGGAAACAATTTATTAATATAAAGTTTTGCTTGTGTGATAGCTTTTACACACAGTGAACCTTTATACCTCATCTTAAATAAGGTAAAAGTTGCAAAAGATATGAGGGATTTGAAGCTCTCATTTTCTTTGCGTCTAGCTAAAATGTCTAAAAAAACATAAGCTTGCTCTGCATGATCTATAAGATCATCGATTGGTATATTCTTCAAGGTAACAACACTCTTGAAAATATCAAGGGATTGAACACTATAATGAGAAAGATTCCAGTGAGATTCACACTTCATCTTATTCTCACTACAACAATCAATACAAAAACAATCAGGTTCATGTTCAAACTCAAAATATAAATCTTCAGAATCTGCTTTCTCAATATCCTGAGATTGAATTGTATGAGAAAAATGGTAACTACAGAAGCCATAGCCACAAAGGCATTGTTCTTCAGCTTCAAATTCTCCATAAATATGTTCAGAGTCAACTTCATAAGAAATATTCTTAGTGGAAGTTTCATCGCAAATTAGACCATCACATTCAACATAATCATACACACGATTAAATGAACTTAATAGCGATTGGGTCTCATCACCACATTCACCGAAAACTCTTTGTAGAGATTCGGAAACTTTTGTATAAATTGGAACTTCAGATTCCAATTTAACCTTGTAAAGCGAGTCAATAGTCCATTGACTCACACCATCAACCTGCATCATGTATGTAGACAATTCAGAGATTTGAATGTCAGACATACCGACGAATAGAGTACTAGTTATACCAGTACGGAAGTATTTATTGAAATGAAGAGCGTGTGTTTGCCAGGCGTTACCTTGGACATCGTTTTCTCGAGATTCTTTAATTGTGACCATGATTAAGGAAAAAGAAAAAAAGGGTGCTGTGAGCAATTATTCAGGCAGCTACACGCAACATACCTTCTCCAATGCATTCTAAATGCTGACGGATTTGGAGAATCCGTGATTTTTATTTTGAAAGGAAATCAAATGTGGAGTTCAGTGTCTCCAACAAAAACCTTTAAAATATAACAAAACAAATTGTACTAAGGTAAATAAAT